GTTTAAAAACGGCCATAGGGACGGTGAAAATACACACAATGTATCGGTTACCGTTTCAATCAAAAAAGAGGTTGAAAAAGTCTCAAAATTGGATGAAAATGGAGTCGTTGTACATGATTCAAACGACAACCCAATAATGGAAGATAGGAGAGACGACAAAGGAAACTTGGTTTACAAAGTAAATGAGTGGCCTAGTGTTGGAAAATGGATGTGGGATAACAGAGAGTCATTTAACGGTATTTCAGTTTTACCCTATGATGGAGGCTCTTATATTCAAGCCCCTTTTGAGGACTGTAGCAGAGAAAAATACGATAAAATGATGGAGGTTTTAAGCGACATCGACCTAACAAAAGTTGTAGAAATTTCTGACACAACAAATCTAAGCGGAGAAGTAAGTTGCGGAGGCGGTGGCTGCGAAGTTGTTGCTGCGTAACGAATTATACCTATGAAAACTAATAAGGGGGACCCATTGGGTCCCCTTTATTTTTACATTTACTTGTAAAAATAAATTCTTATCATATTTATCTATAAACCAAGAATATGGCGGCAAAAAAGTACATAAACATAGATTATCCGTTTAAAAATAGCCCACAAGGCTTTTTTTTAAACCTTAATTCTGATGACCAAAGGGCCATCAAAGCCGACCTAATGCACTTATTGTTAACCAGAAAGGGTCAGAGACTTTATAATCCAGATTTTGGTACAGATTTACTTAAATTTATATTCGAACCAAATGACGTTTTAACACTTGATGCAATAACAGAAGAGGTTAAAATGTCAGTAAAAAAGTATTTACCAAATCTTACAATTAAGAGTTTAACCGTTACACCCTCTGATGACAATGAATACATTGCAACAATAAGATTGGACTATACAATAACCGATAACGTATTTGATATTGCAGATTTCGTTATTATAAATGTTTAAATATGGCACAAAGAGTTAATTACACAAGCAGAAATTTTGCTGATATAAGAGCTGATTTGGTTAATATGGTAAGGCAGTATTATCCAGACATTTTTAATGATTTTAATGATGCATCTGTTGGTATGATGTTACTTGAGCTTAACGCCGCAGTTGGCGATATGCTTTCCTTCAATACGGATAGAATGTTTCAGGAGACACAAATTGATTACGCACAAGAAAGAAGTTCAATCCTTTCAATGGCAAGAACTTTTGGGCTTAAGATACCGGGTAAACGTCCATCCGTTACCATTGTTGATTTTTCGGTTACGATTCCAGTTCTTGGTGACACATTTGACGTATCGTATGCACCAATAATTGAAGCTGGAGCACAAGTAAATGGTGCTGGAAAAGTTTTTGAAACAGTATATGATATAGATTTTTCATCACCATTTAGTGTTGGCGGCGTACCAAATAGGCTTATAATTCCAAATTTTAACTCAAACGGAACACTTGTAAATTATACTCTCACCAAGAGAGAGTTTGTTATTAATGGTTACACAAAGGTTTTTAAGAGAATAATAACAACCGCCGATGTTAGGCCATTTTTAGAGGTTACATTACCTGATGATAATGTTTTATCTATCGATTCAGTGATAACATTAGACGGAACCAACTACGTTTCAGAACCAACAGCTGATGATTTCTTAAATCTTGATTATAGATGGTTTGAGGTTGATGCATTGGCAGAAGATAAAGTTTTTGTCGAGGATTTAAATAGTGTTTCAGATAATTTATCAATTAGGCCGGGGAAATATATCAAAGTAAATAAAAGATTTATTACTGAATTTACAGATTTGGGATTTCTTAAGATGATTTTTGGCGGTGGAACACAGGATACTAGTTCATTATGTGATTTTGATGTGAATGCAAATTTGGTAAATCAAATCGGAGACTTTATCAATAATTTATCATTAGGTATAACTCATTCACCAAACACAACACTTTTTGTTAAGTATAGAGTTGGCGGTGGAGCTGATACAAATTTAGGTCAAGGCGTTATCAATACCGTAGGATTAATGAATATGTATGTTAATGGTGCTGATAATGCACAAAATAACGCAGTTAAAACATCATTGGTGGTAAATAATCCATTACCAGCCTTGGGTGGAAGAGATGAACCATCAGTTGAAGAAATTAGAAATCTTGTAAGATATAATTTTTCAGCACAAAACAGAGCGGTAACAATAAAAGATTACCAATCAAGAATAGCTCTTATGCCAAGTAAATTTGGGGTACCGTTTAGAACAGGTGTATTTGAAGAACAAAACAAAATTAAGGTCTATATCATGGGATTAGACTCTGATGGTAAACTAAATAACTCATCAACAAGCACATTAAAAGAAAACATTGCAACATATCTTTCTGACTATAGAATGTTGAATGATTATGTTGAGATAACAAACGGTAGAATTGTAAACTTATCATTTCAAATTGACCTTTTTATTGATAAAAAGTATCCACAATCACAAATAATATCTCAAGTTGTCAATGCTGTAAATAACTATATGAGCATCAACAATTTTGATATGGGTGAAAACGTGTATTTATCAAATCTTCTTGAAACAATTAATAATGTTGGTGGTGTACTTAATGTAATAGACTTAAGAGTTTATAATAATGTTGGTGGGAAATATTCTGTAAATGAGATTTCACAACCCTATATTGATGATGCGACAAGAGAAATTGATATTACAGACAACTATACATTATTTGGTGAGCCAACCACTATGTTTGAAATAAAATACCCAGCCACGGATATTGTAGTAAGGGTAAAATAAAATTATATATATGGCTTGTACAAGTTGTAAAAAATCAAAACAAGAAATCGTCAATGCTGTTATTAATGAAACAAAGGTAAAACAAAATCATACAATTAAAAATTATATAATTAATTTGTTTCTTTTTTTATTTTTTTTAGTAATACTAACACCTGTAATTTTTGTCATTTTTGTTGTGGCTTTATTCAAGGTTGTTGTTTTGTCAAAAGAAATAAATTTATTACCATTGGTATATCATATTGGTAAAACAATTTTTAAGGAAAAAGAAGAAGACGATGATGAAGATGATATTGACGATGAGTTTGATGCTCCACTTGAAGAATTTCATGAATTAGCAGAGCCAGATGAAATAATTGAATTAAAATAATTTTTTAATGTCCGATAATATTAGAATACGAACAACGCCTAACGGTAATGACACATATTTAAACTTAAAGTTGGACCAAAAATTTGACTTTATTGAAATTCTGTCATTAAAAATTAGTCAAGACAAAGTTTATGAGAATTTTTGTTCTGATTATGGTGTGATTGTTGGTCGTGTTGTTGTAAATAGCGGTTTTGGTGTACCAAACGCAAAGGTTTCAGTTTTTATACCCGTTACGGATGAGGATAAACTAAACCCTGAAATATTTGGTTTATACCCATATGAAACTGTAAATGATAAAAATATTGACGGTATTAGGTATAATTTATTACCAAAAGAATCGGACAACCAAAACGATTGCTATACACCAGTTGGAACATTTCCAGCAAAAAGAGAAATACTAGACAATGACCAAATGCTTGAGGTTTATTGTAAGTATTACAAATTCACAACTACAACCAATTATGCGGGAGATTTTATGATATTTGGCGTACCATTAGGTACATATACTGTACATGTTGACGTTGACGTTTCCGATATCGGTATAATCTCCCAAAGACCATATGATTTAATTGAACAAGGTACACCATCAAAATTCTTTTATAGTCCAACAAAATTTAAATCTGGAAAAAATTTAAATTCATTGGTACAAATTAAATCCTTTAACTCATCCGTCAATGTTCAACCATTTTGGGGAAATGTTGATACCTGTGAAATAGGAATAAATCGTTTAGATTTTGACCTTAATTATTCTGTCAGGCCAACAGCAATGTTCATGGGTAGTGTTTTTGGTGATAGTACTAAAAATAGTATAAATAAAAGATGTAGACCTAGAAAAGATATAGGAAAGCTCTGCGAACAAGTTCCTAGAGAAGGCACAATAGAAATGATTAGAAAAACTCTAGACAATCAAATTGAACAATTTGATGTTGATGGTGGTCGTGTCATAGATTCGGACGGTGCTTGGGCGTATCAAATTCCGATGAACTTAGATTATGTTGTAACAGATGAATTCGGAAATCTTGTTCCATCTGACGATGAGAATCGTGGCATACCAACTAGAGCTAGAGTCAGGTTTAGGGTTAGCATGGACGAGGGTGGTGGAACCGGAAGATTAAGAACAAGGGGTAAATATTTAATCCCGCACAATCCAAGTAATCTTAATGATTTGGATTTTAATTTTGATAAAACAACTAAAGATTCAAGTTTTACAGACATATATTGGAATAAAGTATATACGGTAAAAAATTTTATATCTAGGGTTGAAAAATCAGAAGCTAGAAAAAAAACAAAAAACTATACTGGTATTAAAGATGTTGATGGATGTGTCGGAGACAAAACTCCATTTCCATATAATAGAGCATTTACCAAAAATAATATATTATTTACAATAGTGTGTTTTATTTTAACACTTATCACCACTATTGTATCTTCATTAAACGTATTTCTATGCTGGTTAAGAGGTTTGAGTATTTTTGGATGGAAACCATTCAAGAATGTAAAACCAATACCAATGAAGTGTCCATCCGACCCAGAAACAACGTGGTATCCCGGATGTGGAAACACAGTACAACAATACACCGATTGTGTTTCAGCCGTATTAGCCGAACAATTGGGATTATTTCAATTAGATTTTTACAATGATTGGATAAATGGTTCTTTGTATTTTTATTTATTAAAATATAAAAAGAAAAAAAGAGGTAATGAAAAGTTTTGTGAAACAAATTGTAATGATTATTCCGGGGGTACTGGTTATAACCCATGTAGGTCAAACGAATTAATAGATACCACGGTAAATGATGAAAACGACAATTTTTCACATAGGTTTAAAAATGGGTTAATGGTCAAATACAAAAATACCCTGTATTACCCACCAATTTTACTAGATGGTAGTAACATGAAATTGTTTTCAGCCGATATTGTAAATCTTGGTGGTGTTTTTGATTGCGATTGGCAAGGATTTCCAAAAATTGTACAATATTTGACAACCACTTCTTATAATTTGCCACCTCTTATTCAGGAATTAGACGAAGAGGATAATTCAATTGTAAGTGGTATGATAGAAATTGGAAATCTATATAAGGGGCTATTTTTTGATATTAATTGTACGGGAATTAGTTTTGATGGTAGACAAGCGGCAAATATAAGAAGACAAAGTGAACTAAATGTAGATAACCCTGAGACTGAAAACGGCGCACCACACGCCACAATTTCAATACAAGAGGTATACGACCCAAAAGACCCGATTGACGCAGCAACAAGCACAAATAGATACGTTAGAGATTCTTTTTATCTCTTAAATATTAACGGTTCAGACATATCGTCTTTACCAATAAATAATGAGCTAATAGTGCCATCACAGGGAACATCTTTTGAATATCAAGGTAACACCCAATCAGTTACACACAATAATGGCTTGGCTTATAATAGTTTTAGAAATTATCATATACAAAATGGCGGCGCACCAACAGATATGTCGTTTCAATCATGGGGGAACTCATACTATATGTATTTTGGATTGATTCCGGGTAAAACAGCGTTGGATAAATTAATATCTAAATATTTTACTACATGCGTAAGAACCGTTTCTGATGACTTTATTGTTGAAACAGATGTTACCAATGTAACATCAACTGGCGGTAATAACGGTTCAATAGTTTTTACCTTTATTGGCGGGACCGCACCATTCACCTATACGCTTACATCATCAAACAGTAGTTATGGTCCGTTTACGGCAACAACTACTGCTACGATATCTGGGTTGGAATCAAATAATTATACCATAACAGTAACAGATGCTCTTGGCACAACAGTAACCAAGGATATCTCAGTAGAAGGTCCGCAATCTTTGGTTTGTGGGTTTTCAATTTTAAATCAACCAACAACACAGACTTCAAATGATGGAAAGATTAATATAACCCAATTATATGGTGGAGTTCCACCATATAAATTAACTATTAATGGCCCAAATACGAATTTAATATATAACAATATATCAATTACAAATTCACCAATTACAAATATTGGGGTTGGTAATTATACGTTTACCATAACTGATAGTTCACAAACAACTCAAACATGTTCTCAAACAATAACCATGGCATCAGCTGCGCCTTTGATTCTTAATACCCCAGTAATATTTGAAAATGTAACATGTGGAAGCGATTGCGATGGATTAATTGACCCTAGAGTATCTGGTGGTGTCCCACCATATATTGTTTCTGTTTCTGGCCCTAACAACTATTCAAACAGTGGGGCATACGGTAGTGTTGAATTTAATAATCTATGTGAAGGAGTATACATAATAAAGGCAACCGACAGCGTTAATCAGTTCGTATCATCATTGGTAACAATCGAAAAATCAAATCAACCAAAGATTAATGTAAACGGAATAAACAATAAAAAACAGTGTGACCCAACAAAATACACAATAAGATTCAACATAACTCAAGGTACACTACCACCACCATATACAATAAGATACTTGGTAGATGGGGTTGAGTACACACAAACTGGTAGTAATGGGTTAAACACGCTTATTATTACAGAAGCAATAACCACAAGCTTATTGGTAGTTGTTGAGGATATCAATGGTTGCCAAAGCAATAGTCTTTCATATACCGCACTTGATATTCAAAGACCTACTGTAGCACTTTCATTAGGTGGTAGTAGAATTGTAAATACAATAACATATAGTGCTACTGGTGGTATC